GTCATGGCAATTTACTTTTGGCATCGGAAAAGTTGCTGGGAACGCGCGGAAATCATGACGAAAGCCACGCAAGCGCGTGAGGAAGGGTAAGGGCATGGACGACTTCAATGTTCGCAAGGCATTCTTGCCTAACCCGGCGGATCTATTCAAAGGCAAGCCGTTAGAGCGGTTGGACCCGACGAAGTTCGCAGGGTCTCCGGTTGCCAAAGACAAGAAGAAAGCGGCTCCAGCAGCAGCGCCAGCCAAGGTAGGCGCGAAGCCTCGACACACAATCACTCACATTTCGCAAAACGACAGCAACCGCCAGACGTTGGGGTAAGATCATGGCAACGAACATTTGCTTCACTGACCTGCGCCAAATGGCCGGGGTCGCGCTGGAAGATATCTCCGCTCCGAATGAAAACATCACGTCAAGCGGGTCTTCTCAGCAAGCAACCATCACAGCAGGCAGCAGCCAAGTTGTTCTGGTAGTCGAGACCGACACGTCAGTATGGGTTACGGTAGGAGCCAACCCTACGGCAGCGGCTGGCACTGATCGGCTCGTCCAAGGCGGGACGACGCGGTACTTCTGGAACGTCAAAGAGGGCGATAAGGTCGCCGTGATCAACGCCTGATGCCAGGAGGTCGTCCAAGTACGTATGACCCGGCTCATATTGATCCTATGCTGGAGCTTGCCGCTGCTGGAAAGTCGCTGGCTCAGATCAGCGCAAGGCTGGATATACCAAGAACAACGCTCATCAGTTGGGGCGAACAACACGACGAGTTTTCGACAGCGCTTATGCGTGCGAAGGAGTTGGAACAGAACTGGTGGGAAGACCAAGCGCAAGAAAACCTGACCGCTGACAAGTTCAACGCACCAGTCTGGAAGAAGTCGATGGAAGCCAGATTCCGCAACGATTACACGGATCGCCAAGAGGTCACTGGCAAGGACGGCGGGCCAATCGAGACAAAAGAGCTATCGGATACTGAGGCAGCACGCCGGATCGCGTTCACGCTGGCTAAGGGGCTGCAAGGTGGGTCTAGGGGCGCAACCTGAGGTATATCGATGGCGGCGTGTTGACGCGGTTAATAGCGGAAACTCCGAGGAAACACATCAATACAGCAACCGTGAGTTGATATGACATTTCCGGCTGAGCTTGGGAAAATCGAGCGGACCAACGATAACGACTTCAAGAACAACGGGTATGCGCTGTTTTCTCCGAATGTCCACGGCGTCTGGAGCGCGAGCGGCACCAAGCTGACTTTGGAATTGTGCGACGTGGAAGGAAACCCTTCGGCGCGCTGTAGCCCGGTCTGGATTGCCAGTGTGGTTTTGGACGGGTCTGCGCTTGAGGATTGCGCAATTGGTTCTCTGGCGGCGCTGCGTGGGTCGATAACGGCGGTCTCGAATTCGTTGGTCTTGGGGCTGACAGATGTTTCGGGGCAGATCGAGTTGAATTGGGCGGGGCTGGCACAGAACTTTGCGGTGATCCTCTCAAATGACAAAATGGTGGTTTCTCCAGAGGTCGGTCTTTGAACCTAGACGAAGTGCTGCGCAGCCTGAACGGGCTGTCAGAAGCGGATAAGGCAGCGGTAGCGGAGCAAGCAGCGCAGGCGACGGCTGGGATGAAGTTCATTCCTTCGCCGGGGCCGCAAACGGAAGCGTGGTTCAGCCCTGCTGATGTGTTGCTGTATGGCGGGGAGGCCGGTGGCGGAAAAGACCTTGCGCTAGAGACGCCGATACTGACGGCTAATCGTGGCTGGCAGACGATGGGGTCAATAGCGGTGGGCGATACTGTTTTCTCGTCCAGTGGTGATCAGACGAAGGTTGTTGCTAAATCTGAAGTGTTCACTGACCACGAGTGCTACTCAGTCAATCTGAATACTGGGGAAAGGTTCATCGCTGGGTCCGGCCATCAATGGCTCACCCTGACGGAGCGAGAGCGGCTTGCCAACTGGCGCAGAAAGCCAGAAACCCGGCGCGCACGTAAAGAGGCGCGTGCAAGTCGTGCAGTTGCTGAGCCAAAGCGCCCAAACCAAAGCGCTGCTGCAAAGAAAGCAAATGAGGCACGGCTTCACGATTACCTGAATGCGGCAAACCCATCCGCGCGAACGACAGAGGAAATATCAGCGTCACTAAGGCACCTGGGAAAAAGCAATCATTCGATTGAGGTTGCTGGCTCTTTGAAAACCTGCCGCGCAAGGCTTCCGATAGACCCGTATCTCTTTGGTCTTTGGCTAGGTGACGGGCATAGTTCGCGTGGCGAAATTGGCATGGATGCAGAAGACTTCAAGGAGGTCCTGCCGCAAGTTGACAACCAGATCGTCAGCGCCAAGGTGGAGGCGGATGGCCGCAAGCGCCCGTTCATGGTGGTACGTTTTGAATGCTTGCAGGCGCGCCTTAGGGCGGGCGGGCTTTTGGGGTGCAAGAGAATACCGGACGAATACCTGATCGCTTCGCATGACCAGCGCTTGGCTCTTTTGCAGGGCATCATGGATACGGACGGCACCGCGACTAAATCAGGCGCGTGTGAGATTGCGTTTTCTGATCTTAGACTGATCACTGATGTTCAAGCCTTGCTCTCAAGCCTTGGGGTCAAAGCAGCGCTTCAGAAGCCTAAGAAGACGACACACAAGGATAGTCACCGGATAAAGTTCATGGCGAGCTTTCCGGTTTTTCGACTTCAAAGAAAGAAGGAACGGCAGAGCCTGACGCCAAATCCGGCATATGTCGGGCGGCGATACATTGTCAGCGCAGATCGGTGCGATACAGTTCAGACGCAGTGCATCCAGGTTGACAGTCCTGACCATAGTTACTTGATCGGCAACACGCTGATAGTCACGCACAACTCCGGGCTGCTGTGTGGTCTGGCGCTGTGCGAGCATCATCGCTCGCTGATCATGCGCAAGTACGGCACTGACCTGGAGGGTGGCGGCGGTCTGATTGAGGATCTACTACGTCACAACGGAACGCGTGACGGGTTCTCCGGGAAGCCTCCACCAACACTGCGCACGGATGACGGCAGGATTATCACATTCGGGTCTGTCCCGAATCTTGGCGACGAACAGAAATACAAAGGTCGGCCTCGAGATCTTCTCGGGCTAGATGAGGCAAGCGACTTTAGCGGTTCTCAGGTCCGGTTCCTTATGGGCTGGGTGCGGACGGAAAAGCCTGATCAGCGGACGCGTTCGGTGTTCGCGACAAACCCGCCGACGTCATCGCAGGGTGAATGGATTGTCGAGATGTTCCGGCCCTGGCTGGACCCGACGCACCATAACCCGGCAAAGCATGGTGAATTGCGCTGGTACATCACGCCACGCGACGGGGTTGATGTTGAGGTTGACGGGCCGGAGCCGGTCCAGAGAGACGGGGAGACATTCGAGCCAACGTCGCGGACGTTCATTCCGGCTAAGCTGATCGACAACCCGTTCATTGACCGAGCCGCGTACCAAAAGCAATTGGACGCGCTGCAGGAGCCGTACAAGAGCGCGTATCGTGACGGAAACTTCATGGCGGCGCGCGCTGATGATGCATTTCAGACGATCCCCACACAGTGGATACGTGAGGCGCAGGAGCGCTGGACTGAAAATCCGCCTGAACATGCGCCGATGTCGGCTTTGGCCGCTGACGTGGCGCAGGGTGGGCCTGACAACACGGTCATCTCGACAAGGTACGATGGATGGTTTGCGCCGTTTGAATCGTTCCCCGGTGTAGACACACCCACGGGTGATGAGGTTGCTGGTCTGATCGTAGGTAGGCGGCGGAATGGTTGCCCGGTCATTGTGGACATGGGCGGCGGTTACGGTGGCGCGACCAAGATGCGGCTGGAAGACAACGGCATTGAGGTCATTGGCTACAAAGGTTCAGAAAAGGCGATAGGCAGATCAGTCTGTCGTCAATTCGGCTTCGCGAACAAGCGGTCCATGACGATCTGGCGGTTCCGGGAAGCGCTGGACCCCGGCCAAGATGGCGGATCACCTATCGCGTTGCCGCCTGACTCTGAGATGGTTTCGGACCTGACCGCGACGACATACGAGATTGGCCCTCACGGCGTGAAGGTTCTTTCGAAAGAGAAGACAATCGAAAAGCTGGGCAGGTCCACGGACAAAGGCGATTCAGCGATCATGTGCTGGTCGGCAGGTCCAAAGCTGAAAACACACGGAAACGTATGGCGCAAGGCGCTGCGTGATCAGAACGGACCGGGGCGCAAGCCAAAGGTTATTCTGGGTCATACCGCTGCAAGGCGCAGGAGGAAGTAATGGACATGTTCACGCCGAAAAAGCCGGTCCTTCCGCCTGAAACGCCGGAGCCAGAGCCGTTGCCGACGCCTGACACCGCAGTTGCGCAGCGTGAGAACCGGCGCACATCTTCGATCCAGCGGCAACGGTCGGGCATTCAGTCAACTGTGCTGTCGCGCCGTTCGTCGCGTGAGACGTTGGGCGGCTGATGCACACCGACGCCAAGTCCCTGAAAGAGCAAGGCGACCGTCTCTTCTCCGCGAAGCAGACGCTTGACTCTCGCAATCAGGAGATTGCTGACAACTTCTATCCCGAGCGCGCTGACTTTACGGTGACGCGTGATCCGGGTGAGGATTGGGCGGCGCATCTGATGACCGGCTATCCGTCGATGGTGCGTCGGGATCTGGGAGATTCTATCGGCACCATGCTGCGTCCTAAAGATGCGCAGTGGTTCCACATGAAGGCAGATCGCGATGAGCGCGAGACCTTTGACGCCAAGAAATGGATGGAGCGAGCGACTGGCATCCAGCGCCGTGCGATGTATGACCGGGCTACGAACTTCACCCGAGCGACGAAGGAAGGCGATCATGACTTCGCTACCTTTGGCTCAACGGTAATCTCGGTCGAAATCAATCGGCGCGATAATGCGCTGCTGTATCGCTGCTGGCATCTCCGGGACGTCTCGTGGCAAGAGGATCAATACGGCGCTATTTCCTGCGTTCATCGACGCTGGAAGCCGACGTTACGCGCGCTGGCTGGCATGTTTCCAGGCTCTGTGCACCAGAAGGTCACGGAAAACCTGAGCAAGACGCCGCACAAGCCAATCGACTGTGCCCATATCGTTGTTCGCTCTGATGAATACACTGGGCAAAAGAAATGGAAGACGCCTTGGGTGTCGCTCTACATCGACTGCGAAAACCAGCATATCATGGAAGAGTCTGGATCGTGGACACGAATGTACGTGATCCCACGCTGGATGACGCTTTCTGGGTCTCAGTATTCCTATTCTCCAGCAACCCTAATCGCGCTACCTGACGCCCGTCTTGTGCAGTCTATGACGCTGACCTTGCTGGAGGCTGGCGAGAAAAGCGTAAACCCGCCGATGATTGGCGTGTCCGAGGCAATTCGTGGTGACATGGCGATGTATGCCGGTGGCTTTACTGCCATTGACGCAGAGTATGACGAACGCCTTGGTGAAGTGCTTCGCCCTCTGGGCGTCGATAAGTCTGGCCTTCCATATGGGATGGACATTGCGGATCGACAGCAGGCCATGCTGCGTGAGGCGTTCTACCTGAACACGATAGACATGCCGCCAACGGGTGGCCCTGACATGACCGCCTATGAATTTGGTCAGAGAATTCAGCAGCATATTCGCAAAACCATGCCGCTTTTCGAGCCAATGGAGGTCGATTACAACGGCGAGCTTTGCGAGATGACGTTCACGACGCTTTTGAAAGAAAACGCGTTTGGTTCAGAGGCTGACATTCCAGACGTGCTGAGAGGAAGCGATATCCAGTTCCGCTTCGAAAGCCCGCTTGCTGACATGGTCGAGCGCCAAAAGGGGCAGTTGTTCCTTGAGGCAAAGGCTGCGGTTGCGCAGGTCGCTGAGATGGACACAGGTGCGCTGCACACAATGGACTTCACTGCGGCTCTGCGTGACGTGCTGGACGGCATTGGCGTTCCTGCCGAATGGATGAACTCACCAGAGCAAGTCGCTCAAGCCAAGCAGGCGGACGCGGCCAAGCAATCGGCGGCTGAAATGCTCGGAACGATGGGGCAAGGCGCTGCAGTCGCGAAGGATCTCGGACAGGCCGCACAAGGCTTTGCGCCTGCATGAGCAAGCGACCCAAGGCTTACGAGTCTGCGAAGTATGAGCCTGCAGATATCGGCGCTGTACGTGCTGTCTACAACGGCGAAGCGGAGCCGCATCAGCAGCGCCGCGCGATGGAATGGATAATGAACAACGCCTGCGAGATCAAAGAGTTATCCTATCGCCCGGACGGCGAAGGTGGCTTCGGTGACACCGCATTTGCAGAGGGTCGGCGCTTTGTCGGCATTCAGATTGCAAAGCTGGTTTCAATGCCTCGGAAAACTGAGAAATAGGAGACACAATGTCAGACGCTGAAACTGCAGACGTGACGGACAATCAGGACACGCCACCCGCTGACGGTGCGCAGGTCGATGATGCTGCGAAGGCGGCAGAAACCACGACGATCAGCAGCGGTGACGATGACAAGCAGGCCGTCGCGCCTGCCGATTGGCCGGAAGACTGGCGGCAAAAGCTGGCCGGTGACGACGAAAAGCTGAGCAAGCGCCTGGAGCGCATGAATTCCCCTGCCGATGTGCTGAAGTCTTGGCGCGCTCTGGAGCAAAAACAGTCAACGGGTGAACTGAAGACGGTTCTGGCTGACGACGCCACGGAAGAACAGATCGCAGAATACCGCGAAGCCAATGGCATTCCGACTGAACCAAAGGGCTACCTCGAAAAACTGCCCGATGGCGTCATTATTGGCGAGAACGATCAGGACATTGTCAACGGCTTCCTTGAAACCATGCACGGCAAGAACGCGCCGCCTGATCAAGTTGGCGAGGCGATAAGCTGGTTCTACTCCGAACAAGAGCGCCGGGTGGCCGCGCTGCATGAGGAAGACAACGCGTTCAAAGCCGATGCAGAAGATACGCTGCGTGCTGAATGGGGCGGCGAGTACAAGGACAACATCAAGGCGTTTGAATCCTTCATCGACACAGCACCCGAGAGCATCCGCGATCTGATCCGTACTGGCCGCTTGGCTGATGGGTCTGTGATCGGGAACAACCCGGACGTGCTGAAGTGGTTTTCGGCCATGTCGAAGGAAATCAACCCGGCTGCAACCGTCGTTCCCGGATCGGCTGGCACAAGTGCACAGTCCATTGACGACGAAATCGCGAAGATCGAAAGCACCATGCGAACGGATCGCGCGGCCTACAACAAAGATTCGGCCATGCAGGATCGCTACATGAAGCTCCTGGAGGCCAAAGAGAAGATGTCCGCAAGGGCAGCTTAAGACCCGCAGGCAACCCTCTCACGAGGCCCTGCACCCACAACCAATCTTACTGCGAAATAACTGACGCTCTGGCAAAGAGGACGCGGCCCGCTATGGCGGCAACCCGCTGAACCCGAGTTGGATAACCGGCTGTTTCATTCGCTCCCACGCCAATCATGGAGAGTGAACAATGGCGGAAACTGCATTTCAGCAGATGTACCGGAAAGAGACGATTGCGGCCTTTGAGGTCCACCAGTCCCTGACCCGTATGACAACCACAACCGAAATCCAGCGCGAAGGCAACGAAGCGACGTTCCTGGTGGCTGGCTCTGGCGGTGCAACGGCGGTGACACGCGGCGTGAACGGTCGCATCCCCGGTCGCCCCGACGACAATACGCAGGTCACGGCGACTTTGGTCGAGTGGCATGACAAGGTCGAAAAGACCCGCTTCAATATCTTTGCCTCTCAGGGCAACCAGCGGGACATCATGCAGCGCACCAGCGTTGGCGTCATCAATCGGAAGATCGACGATGACATCATCACGGAACTGAATACCGGCACGGTTAACACCGGGACGGCAGCGGTTGCGTCGATGGCACTGGTCAGCAAAGCCAAGGCGATCCTCGGCAACAACAGCGTTCCGTTTGACAACAACATCTATGCGCTGATCACGCCCGCGTTTGAGCAATACCTGCAGGAACTCGCGCAGTTTACGTCGATGGATTACGTGAACACCAAGCCTCTGCCCGGTTCGGATTCGTCCTGGGAAGATCAGCAGAAGATGATGCTGTGGCGCGGTGTCAACTGGATCGTGCATCCAAGCCTGCCCGGTGCCGGTACGAACGCTGAGAAGTGTTTCATGTACCACAAATCGGCAATCGGTCACGCGATGGATGCCGAAAACATGGATACCGCAGTCGGCTACAACGACGAAGACGATTACTCGTTCGCTCGCTGTTCGGCATTCATGGCGTCCAAAGTCCTTCAGAACTCGGGAATTGTGGTGATGAACCATGATGGCTCGGCTCTGGCAGCAGCATAAGGAGGCTGATCAATGGCATACTCTACAAGCAACCCTCCTGTGAAAATGATCGGCGCACTGGGTTCCGGCGCGTCGCTCTGGTCCTACGCATCTACCGACATCCACACGGATGTGGATGCTGCGGACTACTTCAGCAATGGAGACGACCTCGGCATGGTCGTCGGTGACATCGTGTTTGTCTCCAAGACGAACGCAACCATCGGCACCACGGTTCACTACGTCTCTGCGGTCACCGCAGGCGGCGCTGCGACCGTGGCTGCGGCGATCCTCGCCTAACCAACCGGGCGGGGCTTCGGCCCCGTCTACCCTTCCACAACTTCAGGAGACAGCATGTCCGACAATGTTTCATGGGTCGGTGCGAAGCCGCACAACCTACAGACAGCAGAGCACAGTGTCATTACGTGGCACGTTCAGGTTCCGGCAGATATGCCGTTTGATGAAGTCCTGAAGCCTGACTTCTGGACACATGTCGCAGGCAAAATGCGCCCTGGACAGCGGGTCATTGTGGACAGCATCGACTTTAAATGGACAGCAACGCTGTTCGTTCGGTCAGCGCAGCGCCTTTCAGCGGTTGTGTCTCTGATCGAAAAGCATGACTTCAAAGACAAGATTGCACACCCGGCAGGCGAGATGAACGCCGATGACTACGAAGTGTCATTTGCGCCATCGCATCGTCACCGCGTGGTTCGTATCTCGGACAAGACGGTTCTCAAGAAGGATTTCCAAACGGCAGACGAAGCGAGCGAATGGCTTCGCGACTACCTGAAGCGCGCCGCCTGACATGGCGATCCTCGACGCGGCCAAGCTGAGGGCGTACAATATCGCCCTGACGCGCCATCTCGGCAGTCGCAAGCTGGCGTCTCTGACGGAGAACCGTGAACCGCGTCGCGTCTTGGATGATATCTGGGGCGACAGCAACGAGGCGGTTGAATTCTGCCTTGGCAAAGCTGATTGGAACTTCGGCACTCGCTCGACCAAGCAAGAGTATGATCCCGCGCTTGAACCGTCGTTCGGCATGAAGCGGGTCTACGTAAAGCCTGATGACTTTGTGCGCCTGACTACGATCAGCGCGAACGAGTATTTCAGCAGGCCACTCGTTGAGCGTGAATACACCGACGAAGGGCCGTACTGGATTACGGACCACGAAGAACTGTTCGTCCGGTATGTCTCCAGTCACGAAAACTTCGGCTTTGACAGCTCGCTCTGGCCTGAGAGTTTCGTCCAATACCTCGGCGCGTATCTTGCGCATGAAAGCTGCGAGCGCATCACAAATTCCAACAGCAAGATGTCCGTCATCTATCAAAAGATGAATGACTGCCTGAAGCACGCCAGATCCCGCGATGCGATGGATGAAGGTACGAAATTCCCCCCAGCTGGAAGCTGGGTTCGGGCGCGTGGCGGCGACTCTCATCATGGGGAACGCAGGCGGTGAAAGCCCGTGAAGTTCTCTCGGTATTCAACCGGGGGCTGGTAGACAGACGCGCAACGGCTCGGATCGATGTCAACCGGGTTGCGCTTTCGGCGGAGGAGCAGACGAACTGGATGCCCCGTGTGCTCGGGTCGATGAGCTTGCGTCCTGGCACTGAACACCATGGCAACACCAGCGGGAACAACTCGGGGGTCTACATTGACTTCGTGTTCTCACGCAGCGACACAGCGATTTTAGAGGTCACGCCTTCTGCCCTGCGCATCTGGGATAATGGCGACACGCTCGTTTCTGGAAACAGCGTGACAACGACAGTTGCAAACGGAGATTTCACAACTGACCTGACAAGCTGGACGGATGCAGACGAGACCGGAGCGGCCTCTACGCACGCCACTGGTGGCTATATGCAGCTTCTTGGGACCAGATATACTGAAGCGCGGCGCAGGCAGTCCATCAGCGTGACAGACACTACAACGGAGCACAGGCTGCGTGTGGTGGTCGAGCGCGGGCCGCTTCTGATCAGGATAGGCACGACAGCAGGCGGCGATGATGTCTTCAAGCAGGCGGTTCTCAGAACGGGGACGCATAGCTTGGCGTTCACTCCGAACGCAGCTACAATCCACATTGAATTTGCATCTTCCCTAAGCCACCCGGTCCTTTTGGACTCGGTCGCGTTCGAGGCATCGGGTGTTGTCGAACTTCCCTCGCCCTGGGTTACTGTTGCTGACTGCCGTCTAATGCGTTGGCAGCGAGTCAACGATGTGGTGTTCGTTGCTTGTGATGGATATCAGCAGCGACGAATTGAACGCCGTGAGAATAATTCGTGGTCGATTGCACTCTATGAGCCGGATGACGGCCCTTTCCTCGGGGCGAATACCGATGGAACGCGGCTAACGCCAAGTGCGATCAGCGGGTCGATAACACTTACGTCAAGCCGGAACCTGTTCAGCAGCACGTCAGTCGGCCAGTTGTTTCAGCTATCGTCGCAAGGGCAGCAGGTTGAGGCAGATCTTTCGTCAGAAGGATCGTTCACGAACGACATCAGGATTACTGGGGTCGGCAGCAGCCGTGTCTTTCAAGTGGTTCGATCAGGCACATGGGCGGCGACGCTTACACTGCAAAGGTCAGATGGGGAAACCGGAAACTTTGTTGACGTGACGACGATCACGACAAACGGAACACTTTCGTTCGATGACAATCTGGACAATTCAATCAGCTTCTACCGGATCGGAATCAAATCTGGGAACTACACAAGCGGGACGGCAGAGGTTTCTCTGGTCCACGCAAGCGGTTCGATCACTGGCGTTGTCCGGGTCACTGATTACACCTCTGCAACTGAAGTCACCGCTTCGGTGCTTTCTGATCTCGGCGGAACGCAGGCCACGGAAGACTGGCAAGCTGGAGCATGGAATGACTTAGACGGCTATCCAACGGAAGTCGTTTTCTACGAAGGTCGCCTTTGGTGGCTTGGTCGAGGAACTGCGGACGCGTCCATCTCGGATAACTTCGATGGATTTGACCCAGATTTCGAAGGTGACGCAGGGCCAATTCGCAGAAGTATAGGCGACGGTGCGACGGATAGGATCAATTGGGCATTGGCGGCGCAACGCTTGATTGCCGGATCTGACAGCGCAGAGCACTCGATCCGTTCTACGAGTTTCGATGAGCCGATTACAGCGAACAACTACAACGTGAAGGAAGTATCCACCCAAGGATCTGCGGCGATTCCAGTTGTCCGCGTCGATTCTGGTGGCTGGTTCGTCCAGGCTGGCGGCGTGAAGGTCTACACCATCGACTTTGATGTTCAGTTGCAGGACTACACCGCAGGCGATCTGACAGCATTGGTCCCAGATATCTCGGGAGGTGGGTTTACGCGCAGCGGCGTGCAGCGCCAGCCTGACACACGCGGTTATTACATTCGATCTGATGGCAAGGCTGCGGTCATGATCCGCGATAGGGCTGAAGACGTGCTCGCTTGGGTCATTGTCGAGACTGATGGCGATATTGAAGAGATGACCAGCCTTCCGGGCGACATCGAGGATCGCGTGTTTCTGATGGTAAAACGCACGATCAACGGTGCAACAGTGCGGTTCCACGAGGAAATCTTCCGAGAAGATCAATGCCGGGGCGGGTCGCTGAACAGGCAAGCAGACGCTGCGCTGATTTATGAAGGGCTGACGACAGACACGATCAACGGGCTGGACCATCTGGAAGGCGCTGTGGTGGTCGTGTGGGGCGATGGCAAGGATCTTGGTAGCTACACGGTGTTCAACGGACGCATCACGCTCTCAGAGGCTGTCTCAGAGGCGTGTATAGGGCTGTCTTACCGGGCGCGGTACAAGAGTGGCAATCTATCCAGGCAACTCCAGACGGGACTTGCTCTTACGCAACGATCACGGATCGACCATATCGGCCTGATCCTAGCTGACACACATTATCAGGGCCTGCGTTACGGCCGATCCTTCGATGAAATGGACGATCTGCCATTGGTCGAAAACGGATCTGTTACAGACGATCATACAGTCTGGGAATCCTACGACGAAGACATGATCGAATTCGACGGCGAATGGGAAACTGATGGGCGGGTTTGCCTTGAGGCGACTGCGCCTCGGCCCTGCACGGTCATGGCAGCGGTGTTGAATATCGATGAACAACAAAAGACCATTGGTTAGGACCGCGCGTCCTTCCGATTTTCAAGAAATCTATGACCGACCGGCACCCGTTTCGATGCGGGCGTGGTCGGCTGAATTGGACGGTGAAGTGCTGGGAATGGCTGGATACTACATCGCAAGCGGGCAGATCATGGTGTTTTCCACAATGAAGGACCGGATGCGTGATTTCCCGGTCACTATTATGCGTGCGTCTCGGCGCTTCATGGCTTCGCTGAAAGAGGCAAAGTTGCCTGCAATCTGTGTGGCATCACCCGATGAGGGTAATTCATGCGCGTTTCTGGAGCGTCTTGGCTGGTCCCATGCGGGAACTGGTGATGAAGGGGAGGTCTACACATGGCGGACTTCGGAGTAGTTTCCGGGCCAACCCTTGCGCTTGGCATTGCTTCCATCGCGGCGACTGTTGGCTCAACTGTGATCGCGGCGAATGCAGCGAAAGCAAAGGGCGAAGCTGACCAGCAGGCGTTAAACTTTGAGGCGGAACAGCTTGACCGGAACGCAGAGGAAGAGCGCGCTATTGCGACCCGCGAAGTCGCAGAGAATCGACGCCAGCGCCAGTTGGTGTTGTCGCGCGCGCGGGCGGCGGGTGCTGCATCGGGCGGTGGTCGTGACTTTGATCTGGAAGCTGACCTTGATGAAGAGGCAGATTATCGCCGCCTGACAGCGCTCTATGACGGTGAAACGCGGGCCAGAAGCCTGCGAACGACAGCGGCTGTGCGTCGGGGCGAGGGATCTGCTGCAAGGCGTGCTGGGTTTATCCGCGCGGGCAGCACAATCGCCAGCGGCGCATCTTCCATGTTTGCGAAATACGCCTGATGGTTCGTATCCCTGACGCATACTCGCCACGCCCTGTTCCTCGGGCGCGTTCGGCTATTGTCCAGGCGCGCACAGGGCAAGTTGCTGACGCGCTGGGTGATGTCGCAAATGACATGGGTCGCGCTGGTCAGCAGTTTCAGAGCGCGTTTGACATTCGGAAGGATCAGGAAAGCGCGGCGATGGCTGCGACGGCTGATGTCGGTGTGTCCGAGAAGATCCGCGAATTGCTTTATGCACCTGAGACTGGCTACCTCACGCTGAACCAGAGCAACGCAGTCAGTGGGTACAAGACGACGAAAGAACAGATCGAGGCGCTTCAAAGCGGCGTTCTCGAGGGTGTGCCCGATTCCGTAAGGGAAAGGCTGGAACCTGCCCTTGCCAGGCGCATTGACGGCGCTTTGCAGAAGATGACGGTTCATCTGGACAGCGAGCGCGGCAAGTGGCTGGACGGCGCATCTGACGCTCGAATTGGCGCGGCTGCAGAAGATGCTTTGACCGGGTATTCGAACGACAGGGAAATTAACGGTCATTTGCTGCTTGGTGCAAGCGAGATCAGGAATAAGGCTGAACGCCTTGGCTGGTCGTCAGAACAAACTGCAGCAGCAGAAGTTGAGTATGTGTCGGGCACGTTGAAGGCAATCGTGTTTCGCCGCGCACAAGACGATCCATCTGCTGCGCTGGCCTACGCTGAACGCAACGCATCGCGGCTCGCTCCGGGTGATCTGGCCTACATTCAAGAGATCGTCGGAAAAGAAGCCAAGACGCAACAAGGCAGGCAGTGGGCGCAGAGCTACGGCGCAAGCCCTGCGACAATCACGGGCGCGATCAACCGCGAATTCGTGACGGCAGACGGGCATTCCCCAGATCTTTCCGGCATTCGCCCTGATGTGATGGATAAGTTCGCACGGCTTCAAGGCGAATTGGGCGTGACGCTGGCGATCAACTCCGGCTTCCGAGACCCAAAGAGAAACGCCAATGCGGGCGGGGCGAAGAAAAGCCAGCACATGCATGGCAGCGCACTTGACATTGACGTTAGCGACATGAAGCCATCTGAACGTGTTGAAGTTATCCAGAAGGCTTCCGCGCTGGGCTTCACTGGTATTGGCGTTTACAACAATGCGATCCACTTGGATGTTGGCCCGAAGCGGTATTGGGGGCCGTCTCACGGCAAGGAAAGCCTGCCGACATGGGCCAAGGCAACAATCCAGATGCACATGGCTGGTGGATTCGCGCGTGCGCCTGAAAGTGGCGGCACTCCTGAGAACGCATTCGAAGCCGCGATGAAGATCAAAGACGACGATGTTCGTGCTTCTGCGCTATCGGAGTTGTCCAAGATGCAGCAGATCAGCAACGCTGCTGACGCGCGCCAGACAAAAGCGGCTCGGGATGAACTATGGCAACTGGTAGAAGCTGGAACGGACCCGGCTGATGCGCCTGCAGAAGTTCGCAGGGCCGCTGGTCGTGCTGATGTATCGGCTGCTGAATCCTATTTCCTCTCGAAAACAACCGGGGCCAGCATCAAAACGGACCCGGATACCTACATCGACTTGCGCAATATGCCACGTGATGAGTTCCTGGCGACGGACCTGCGTCAGTACCGAGATCGGTTGTCAAACTCAGACTATGCACAGCTTGGCGTACTTCAGGGCGACATGCAGAAGGAAGGCCCGGTCAAAGAACGCGGCTTGGATGCCATGCTTGGGCCTGCTCGCCGCATTTTCGATATGCGTGGAATCGTCAAGGGCGAAGCCGGATCAGAGCAAGCCAAGGAATACGCGCGACTGGAAACGCAAGTGATCCGCTCTGTTGACCAGTGGGAACGTGAAAACCCCGGCAAGCAGATGCCTCGCGGGATGGTTATGGATTTGGCGGATCAGTTCGCCGGGACTTACCGGGCGGCACCAGCACTAAACGATGTCGAAATGACGCCAGCGTCTCTGCGCAGTGCAGCGCAGCCGTATGTGCGGGCATCAATCGGCACAGCGGCAAAAGAGCCTGAGAAAATCGCGGCGTTCGAAGCGGCGCATCTTGAAGCGGCGCGGGCTTACCGGGCGCGCACTGGCGAAGACCCATCGACGGCAGTTGCAGCAGACATCGCGCGTGAAATGGTCGGCTCCACGTTCCACATCGATAGTGGGGGTGTGGCTGGCCTGTTCTCTGGAGATAACAAGCTGGCCTATGAAGTCACGGCAGATGATCTGGACGGGTTGCGCGCCGGACGCATCACGATTGAGAATGAAGATGGGCGGAAGATCACAGCAGATGATCTTGCAATGGCGGCGCGTGCGTTCAAAAACGCGAATGGTCGATTGCCAGAAATTTACGAACTGATGTCGCTGGTGGCGGAATGACAGATTTGCCCCGCTGGCTTGACCCAGATGCAGGTATCGCCGTGGATATGGCGCGTGATCCTGTTGCGCCCGATCAGGCTGCGGAGCATCTGCGCATTGCTACGGAAAACGGCGTGCCGCGTGAACTCGTGCAGGAAGACCCTGAGCCGTTCCAGCGCATGTCCCGGCAGAATGAGATTGCCCGCGAAATGCGTGGTCTCTCTGAGCTTCCGAAATGGCTGGAAGAACCGGACAATGCTGCGCTGGCTGGCGACGATCTGAGCACGCTATCGAACCTGGAACGAACTGGCCGGTTCTGGGCTGATCGCGGGCGTCGGGTTGCTGAAGGCGCTACGTCCTCGGTCACATCCACGTTCAAAGCTACTGACCTTCTAAGGCAGGGTATTGCGGAAGGCAGCGTAAAGGGCGCTGAAGGCCGTATTGCTGACCTGCAGAAGCGACGCACAGCACTGGTTCAGGCGCGCGACGAAGAGGCAGCGGCTGGCAATGATATCTCTGGTTATGAAGATGAGATTGCGCAAATTGACCTGGAACTTGAAACAGCGGCGTTCCAGAAAGGCATGGCTGAAGTCGTAGCGAATACGCCAGTCGAGGAAATGCCTGACTACGCGTTTGGCGAGCGCGTTGATCAGGCGGTTGAAGATACCGTTGGCGCGCCAGATCCATCGCAGAACGAAGATTTCACGGCGCAACTCGCTTCTGGCGCTGGTCAGGTGCTTGGCATGATCGGCACGTCGCTGGTCCCTGTTGTTGGCCCGCTGCTTGGAACAGCGTCTGGCTCATCAATGGCTGCTGTCGGTCAGTACGAAGACGCGATTGCCAGCGGTGCTGACGAAGAAACGGCGCTCACAGCGGCTGGACTTGGCGGGCTGGTTGGCTTGACTGAGATAATCCCGCTGATGCGTGCAATGCGTCCATTGGAGCGCTATGTTCCGGGCCTGCGTGGTCGGTTCGTTGCAACGGTGACAAAGGTTGCCAAGTCGGCGGGCGAAGAGGCGGCGCAAGAAGCGTTGCAAACCACGCTGGAAAATTTGATCGCTGCAGATCTGTATGACCCTGAACGCGGGGCTTTCGACAACGTCGGCACGGCGGCGGCTATCGGGGCAATCTTGGGCGGCGGTGTCAGCTTGGCAGGATCGGCGCGTAAGCCTGTTGTGCAGGACGCGGCGCGGGCATCCGAGGCTGGAACGACTGCCACGGCGTTGCAAGAAGTTGACGAAATCATTGCCGGGTCAAACCTGAAGGACCGCGCGCCTGAGCGGCTGCGGGACTTTATCGAACGTACCGGCCTGAATGACGCAACGCTTCGGGTGAAC